GGTTACATAGGAATATGAACTATTGGAGGTGGCATCGGTGCCAGTCATTGTGTATGGCCCAATCCCTTGCTTGCCTAGAACCGCACATTGGGTTCGGCTTGCCAATGAACCTAGGGTCACCTTTGCTGCCGCAGTTGACTCAAAAACAGGCGACAATGCCTTGACTGGGGTGGCCATAGGCACAAACGTTGATATTAAAAATAGCGGGACAAAAATCCATGCAGCTTTACGCGTAAAAGCATATTTCAATCTATTAATTATAGTCATTTGCCCTCCGCAAATAATAGTAACGAGGGCTAACCCCACGTCAACCGACTACTTAAACAATAAATATTTTAATTAATCTATACCAAGAAGCCAAGAATTAAAAGCTTTCTTCTTTCCACTTTCCATATAAGAACTTAAATCAGTAAGTTCTTTTAGTGCTCTAGTTTCAGCTTGCGCTGTTGTTGGTTTAGTGTTAGTTTCGAAAGAAAAAACACCATATTTTTTAAACCAATTAACTAATACATTAAAAGCTACATTAACATCAGCTCCTTGTTTCCATGTATTTTCTCCGCCAATATTCCATGGGTTAAACATAAATCCTACACCTCTAACATTCCAAGGTTTATCTGTTTGTGTCATAATTGATACTTGAGGTATATACGGTAGTTTGATGTTTGTAAGTTGTTTGTCCAAATAATTAGAAGGCAAACTAAATTTAGATTTCATCATCCATACTTGGTTAGCGGGTATCATAGCCCAATCAGCTAAATATGATGCCGCATTTTTTCTATCTGCCACATCATAATTACCGCTAAAAGCCGGTGTGTTGATATTAATCAATGATAGAGCCGAAGCTTGAGAAGCTTTTGAAGCACTAGATGCTTTGCCTTTAATGTCTTTTATAATATTTTCATCTTTTATAAAAGCTTCCCACGCATACTTTTTGTTATTCTTTGTAAGGTCTGCCTCTCCAGTTACTGCGTACGGAACTGACCAAAGCATCGACGTACCAAGCCACCCATTTTTTGGATCAAAACTATTCGTGTCTTCTGGTTTACATCTTATTTGCAAAAATCCTAAATGCTCAGAACCATTTGCAGTTCCTATAGCTATTTTATTTTCACCCAAGTTTCCTTCTCGGGAAGCAATAGCTGTAAAGACAGCCGCCAAGCCAAAAGAAAAATTTCCAACCAATGGATGAATCATCATTTCAAAAAATTCATCGTAAGTTAAAAAATCACCCGGATCAGATGAACCCTTATAAGGTTTAGCTATTTTAAATATTTTAGGGGAAAGACCATCTAAATTTTTAAGACTAGGAAGCACTGTAAATTTGCTACTAGTTATTGTTGCTTGTCTACCAAAAGCACCACCTCCTGCTTCAAGTGGTGTTGAACTTTTGCGCGCAGGAACATTAAAGTTTATAGAAAAATATTTTGAATTACCAGAAGTTGTTGATCCTACTTCTGGACCAATACGTTCTCTAAACTCTCTTGGAAAAATATCTGTTGGAATTAGTGGATTAAATACACTTCCTGTAGTTAAAAGTTTAAAAATAAAATTTAGATTTTTTACAGTTATTGCCTTATCAATTGCATCAAATTGATAAGCCGGTCCTCGCAAACCAGAAAGATCAGCAAATACATCTAATTTTGTTCTTGTATCTTCTGCCCCGAAAAGTTCATGTCTTTTAAAAATTATCTCTGCAGCGAGGTCAATCGAAACTTGCAACGCTCGTTCAAAAGATCCAAGAAAATTATTAGATACTGAATTTGATGAATTTGATACATAAAAATTTGGAGTAGCTGAATCATTATTTTTATTAACAATAATTTGTTTTACCGGAAGATTAGCCAAAGCCGGCGTTGAGTTTACTTTTTTTGTTGCGCTAACTATACTAGGATTAACTTTATTTAAAGCTGGTTTAATAACTGAAGCCCTCTTAAGATCTTCTAGTCTACGTGAAACCAACGGGGTTACCATATATACTATATAAAATGTTATATGCCAGTCATCATCTGACAAAAAACTTTCTCTTGACCAACCATAGTCCAACATATGATTAGCCATCCAATCAACAGCTTTTTTGTTTTTAAAAATATTGCCGTCTAAATCTACAGATATGCCCCAACCATGATTTGACATCCCCGGCGTTGACAAAGGTGCATCGCCAAGTTTAGAATACTTCGGTTTTTTATACCACCATTTTCCACTATCTTTAGGATATGACTCGTTATACCACCAATATTTTATATAATTATTACCTACAAAACTTCCATCATATGCAGAAGAATAACGAGTAATCCCGTTTTCAAGCACAGGATCAACTCCCAGTGGTATTGCTGGAAACTCATGGTTATTTAAAAATAGTTTTCCGTTACGCCTCCAACCAGGTTTATCGTCAAAATAGTTTGGATAATTTATCCTATCCCATTTTCTTAACCATGGAATTGGTGAATACTTTTCTTTGAAACTACCTACTGCACTATCTAAATCTCTAAAAGCTGAAGTCACTTTTAACCTGTATTTTGTTGCGGCATAAAGGTCATCGTTCATTATTTGAAAAGATAGTGCGGCGGTTCCGCATTAGCTTAAATTGATTACCCACGCCAAAAGGTACGAGCCCTGGCGCAAAATGATCGGCTCTTCCATTTTGATTGGGTACCCATAAATTAGTTTGCTTATCGAAGTGGGTCCATGCTACAAATGGATCCTTGTCTATTTCCTTTATCGGCCAATCATCTCTTGTTTTTAAACTCATTGTGATTTATACACTCCCCTTGCACCATCCAAGCTAAAGCCTACTGGTGTTATAAATTTAGCTGAAGCTTTTCTTTCCTTAACATTTGTTTTTTCTGATTCAGGGCCAGAGTATCTAACATAATTTTTTGTAGCATCAATGTTCAGATAATCTGACGGAACAAAAATTTTACCTAAAGGATATGTTCTTCTTAAAGTTTTATTCCAAACCATTCCATACCACCAGTTGCCATTTATTATAAATGTATTTGAATTTTCAAAAATTGCACCTTGAGCAACATTAAGGGTTGCAGAAGCTATTTGAAACCACTCTAAACCATTCCACATATATATTTTATCTGTGTCAGTTTCATATATTGTTTCAGAAAAACCAGGTGCTACAGGTCTTTCCGTAGATAAACACTTATATGTAACATTGTATTGTTGTGTTTGCGATTCCGATAAAGAAACTCTGAATTCAAAAGAATCACCGTTCCTCCAAATTAATTTGTTCCTCAAAGATAAACCAGGACCATGATCCGTCACCTTATTCTCACACGGTGCCTGCCTGTATCTATCGACTGCTAGCTCAGGAATAGATTTCATCCCACCATACATAGAAAAGAAACATACAGTCGGAGATTCTATATCCCCAACACATTTAGGGACATCTGTTTCTAATCCTATCCTACCTATATTTTTTACTACTCCAGCATCGTCAGATATATTAAACTCTAAGACCCAAGAAGTATGTGAAGCTATTTGGGATATAATTAAATCTTGTTTTAATGATTTAAATTTTGTTTCAACAAAATCACCGCTACGCATCCATAGACCGTCGTTAGATTGAAGCGTTGTTTCATTCTTCACTGGATCATTAATAACTATTACGCTATCAGTAGGTGGTTGAACAGTTTCATTTGGTGGAGTTACCTCTGGGTTTCCAGGGATTACTGGAGCTGGTTTTGGCGGCGTGACTCCTGGAGTTGGATTTGGGTTTACTGGTTTAGGTTTTGTTGGCTTAGGTTTTGGAGCCGGCGTTGGAGAAGGTGCTGGAGCCACTGGAGCTACTGGCGTATTTGGATCAGGTATAGTTGTAAAAGTTATACTATCCCATTGACCTGCGTTACCAGCCCAAGATTTGCCGGCAGATGACTTAAGAACATGGGCCCCAATCATGACACTTATATCTGTGTTGTAAGGCAAAACATTTTTAGGGGTTATACTTATACTGTTGTAATCTAAGAAAGAAACTTCAGAACTGAATATATCTATTTTAGCTAAAGCTTTAGTAGTATTTTTTTTGTAGAAGAAAATAGACCCGCTATTTCTTACCATAGACAAATCAAAATTTAATGTTAACTTAACATCTATGTTAACTTTTTGATTATCATTTTCAGGAGTTATTGAAGTCACTGAATATGATATAAATTTTGGTTCAGGAACTATTGGTCCCAAAGGAATAGTAGTCGTAGGAGGCGCAACACCATCTCTTTGATCTGGAAGAGTTGTCTTAGGAATGGGCACTGTTGTAACCGGCACTGTTGTAACGACCGTACTAGATGGTGATCCATTGGCTGGTGGCGTAGTAGTAGATGGCGTAACTATTGTTGTCGTTGTAGCCCCATTCGACACAACTGTTGTCGTACTTGATGTCCCATCTGGAGCAACTGTTGTAGAAGTGCTTGGATTATATTGCGGATTATCAGGTCTCACCTTATCACGAGGTGGGAAAACAGTAGTCGTAGTAGTTGTAGAGCCGTTAGGGTTAGTGGTAACAGTTGTCGTCGATTGAGGCGTAGTCGTAGTGCTGGTAGTTGGACTCTGCGGCGGCCTTGGAGCACCAATACCAGATGCTCCCGCTCCAGGTCTTGCGCCCGGTGCAGCTGGAATATATGTTGTTACAGTTGTTGGAGACGATGGCAACGAAGTAGTGGTCGTCCCAATTTGTATTGTAGTTGGAGTCGTTGAAGAACTAGGTGGTACGTTAATAGGAGCAGTCGGGATGCTGTTTATCAAACCGTCTACAATGCTGATATAATTTGGTGGATGTATTTTTGCAGGATCGTTGGAAGCATCAAAGTCTCCAACAAATATATAGCCATATTTTTTACACTGCGCCTCTAGATTAAGATTAAAATTTGTTCCAGGATATTTGTCATTTAACTGCTTAGACACTCCCATGACATAAACTAAAGCAATTTTTTTTCTATCAGTATAAACTTTTATTTGATCAAACTGTGTTTTTACTTTGACTAAAGCGCCAGCCACATCACTAGCTTGTTTTATTTGGTTTGATGCCCCAGTAGAAAGCCATAATATTCTACCATTTAACTGCTTATCTTTTAGATCTATATATTTAAGAACGTTATTTATTCTTCTTCCGACTGCATCCATATTGTCCCCAACTTTATGATGGTATCCATCCCAAACGCAAAACTGGCTGTATAAACCACTCGACTTAGGAAAATATGTTTCATTCTGACAAGCAGCGGGGTCGTTAAGAAAAACGTTTGGCACAACTTGTGAAGTTTCAACTCCTGGATTCAAGGAATCATATCTATCAGACAATCCTTCTGCAATACTGTCACCAATTATAATTGGGATCTTATTGGTTATTGTTGTTACATTTGGTGGGGCTATCGTAGTTATAGTTGGGTCATAACGATCTGCTGGCTTAAAGCCAGGTGTAACAACTTTAGGGGCAACCGTTGTAGTAGTAGACTTTGGCGGGACAGTTGTTGTTGGGGAAATTTTCGGGACTGTTGTTGTGGTAGTTGCTTTAGGTATTGTTGTGCTAGGTGTGGGTTTTGCTGGAACAGTGATTGTTGGAGAAGAAGGCACAGTTGTTGTTACTGGAATATTTTTTCTAATATTTGGATTTTTTAATATTTCATCTATCTTTTGTCTTTCTTTTAGATTCTTAGGATCTAAATATCCACCAATTGCGCTTACCTGATTCCCAACTCCCGGTAGCCAACCTATCCATGGTGGAACATCCCTTGGGGTATCATCCCATGAAACAACCGGAAGAATTTTCTCTATTTTCAGAACTCCATCACTTCCAAGAATAAACATTATATTAAATGGAGAAATAGTTGTAACTGATAATTTTAATGGATAAACTTTTTTATCCATTCTAACAACACGAGCCCAATAATTTGCCGGTTTATTATCTGGAGTTGCTATTCCAGAAGGCCATTTTTCGATTCTAGAAAATGCATCAACACCACCCGAGTTTCCACTGACCGATGCAACAAACGGGAAAACATAACCTGGTTTAATTGAATAATAAGAATTATTAAATGTAAACTCTCTAGTTAGAAGCTTTTGATACACGTAATCCAGGTTATCTAGAATTACAACTTTTCCATTTTTCATTACGTCAGCTAAGCCAGCAGGTGCTGCTTTTAAGGTATAGTTATAGTATTTACTGACAGCCATTTCTCCGTCATCAATTATCCCATCATTATTTAAATCATAATCCATACTTACTGGTGGTGCACCAAAGCCACCAGTATTAAATCCCCCGCCATATGGGGGAACGGGCGTCTTGTTTGGATCACTCAGCATGTTTTTGTCATACACCGTAGTTGTGCTATTATTTAATATTCTTCCAGTAATTTTGCGCAACAACAGAACAAAATTTTTTTCTACATAATTTTTGTATTCAGGCAAATAGTATATTGTAGAATTATAAGGTGCATTTCCTGGTTCAAATTTGTCTATACCCAAAGGATTAGCCGATATAACTGTGGTGTAGCTTAACCCGCGAGTATTTTTTTTGTCCTGCATATGACATTAAATCCGAGTAGTTCACCGCACTAACGTTTTGGACTGTTTCTACTACAGTATTTCTTGGATCACTTTCATGCAAATCCATTGAAGCTTTAAGATTTTCTGGGTATAATGCATTCTTTTTTTTACTCAATGCCTCTTTTCTAAGACCCCATACGTAATTATATAACCTCAACCCATCTTCGGGCAGTGGTTGTTGTCCAATCGCATCTTGTCTATTAATTCTTTTTTGTGTAACTATTGCTGGAGCTTTTATTCCGATGTAACTTAAGGTATTAGCCATAGTTGCTGCATAGCCGGAAAGATCAGTAGCATTAACCACCAATACCGTTGGACCATTAATTGTATTAACAATATTATTATCCCAAGGAGAAGACCCAATTGGTTTAACTGGTGTGACAGTAGTTATTTTTGTTTTTGGAATTGGGACATTTTCCCAATGACCCGGTGCCGAATCCCCACCCTGAATTATTGAGGGAGTTTCAAATACTCTACCAGTCTCTGGATCAGTCACGGTTATTGTATTGCCACCTTTTCCTTGACCGCCTTTATCTGGCACCCATATCTGTATTTGCCCAGGCCCAGGTGCACCTACCGGTGGCTTTATAGGCTTAAAATCATCGACTTCTTGGATTGTTCTGTCCCTGTATTTAAGAGGCTTCGACATGCCCGCAGAATAAACTAATATATTTTGGAAATCCGGCTCAGTTGTTGGTACGTTACTGCACCAGCTCCAACCGTAGTCTGCACCATTGGTTTTAATAAAATTTATTATTTTATCATTATTATTTTTTATTTTGATACAAAGACCAGTGCCAAAAATATTAAAACCAGGCAGCGGGTTATATGATGTTATGGTTGTTGGATACCATTTTACGCCCGCATAAGTCCTTCCGTTTTTTACTTCTAAAATAGTAGAAGTTTTAGAAACATTAGTTGGAGTCTTACTATTTTTTGCTCTAAACTCTTGCTCTTGAACAGCTAAGGTTTTGTACACAGTTGCATATTCTATTGTTATGCCCTGTTTTTTTGCGGCGGCAACCATACCCTCAAGAGTCCATGCCGGGGCAAAAGGTAATTTAATAGATGGTTTATAAAAATATTTTTCTGGCAGAGTTCCGTTATATACTCCATAGCTTTTTGCGCTAGAGGTATAAAGATATTGTAATATTTCACCAAAGTATAAAACCTTTGGTTTCCCGGGCTGCAACCCACGCAGGATATTCCGAAGAATCTGTTACCATTGGTACAGGTATATTTATGAAATCATCTATGCTTCTACTGGTTCCCCCAGGCAGGTTGTATTCAAGCGCACGCTTTGGCAAGCTGACTACATCTACTCTTGTTACACCCATAGAAAATAAACCTTAATTTAATAGTTTAGATATACTAATAGTAACTAAGAGAAGCTTATGCTATCTAAAATTCTTACGAACCCAATCAGGATATGTATCGTCTACCTCATAGTATTTTAGCGGGAACCTATCAAATGGATCCATTCCCTCACTTATTCTGCAAAGTATCTCTTTATCATCTTTAAATTCTTCTAAATTGTATTCAGTGTGAGCAAAAGATTCTATCTTATTTTTTATGTTTTCAATGTCTGTGAAAAAAGAAAAATGCCAGCCAGCGTCAGTTATCGTATACCAGGTTCCAGCTCTCAACTCTTGGCAAGATTGAGCCTCTAAATCTTTAAATCTAGCAGCAATTGGTCTGGCCCCCTGATTGCAGTGTTCCGGAACTTGCCAGTTATAATTCCAAAAATATTGTTTAACATCTAATCTAGCCGGAGTTTCAACTAGCTTCAATTGATTAATAATATTTGAGCTAATTATTTCATCAGCGTCAGAAATGATTACAATATCATCTGCTTCCGCTTTATCTAGGCCAAAGCGAATAGCGTTGCGTTGGTAATGCTCTCTTTCCCAAGGGGACTTAACGGTAGAAAGATCTGGAGAATTGAAATGTATTTTAATTCTAATTATTTTATCTTCCCATTTTTTGGCCCAATCAGGTAGTTGGTCAAGATAAAACGGTTTTTCTTTTCCAGTAAATGTTTCAGATGCTTCAACTATAACAAAGTGATCAACAATATCACCAAGCTCTTCAAATCTTACGCGCAGCATCTCTTCTTCATTAAAGTAGGTAAAGCAATCAAATATTTTCATATACGTAAACATCCTTATCGGTAAATAGTGAATATCTTTTTATTTCTTTTTCGATCTGCGAATCTGCGGTAAATTCAAACTCAAGATTAGATGCCCACTTACCAGGGTTTACCGCCAAAATAAAACCACCTGGTTTTAAAACTCTTTTAATTTCTTGAGCTATTTGATCATAATTGTTGTTAAATATTTCTGGATCATAATTAATTGAAATAAATAAATCAACACAATCATCAGAAAACAACATCGGATTTAAACCAGCTGGCCAGTAGTAGTTATTCTTGCTATTTTCTAATGGTGCCTCAAGTGCACTCCATAGTCTTATGGCGCCAATGCCATGTTCAGTGGTGTATAAAGTATTTGCTAAATCCATGTCCTCTTGATAACAAACAGTAAAAGAGTTATTTTCAAAAATGTCTCTTATTATATGTGCTACATGATTCCAGTTCATTTACTTGACAGGCTTAATTGCGTCTACCTTAAGCCAACCCCATTCATCCCCACGTTTAACATCTAATATTTCAAAACCCATTCTCTCAAAATCGTCTTGCAGCATTCTATGAGTTAAGCCAACAAAGTGAAAATCAAAAGGATTTAGTTGCTCGGCAAAAAAGATCTGTTGCATTCTTCTATCGCCATCAAGGGAATCCATTTCAAGTATCTGGTTGCAGGCCAACAAGAAGTCTGGAACTTCAATTCTAATCATCCCACCAGGTTTGACTATTCTGCACCATTCAGCCAGAACAGATTGGTATTCTTTCCATGGAAAGTGCTCTAGGCATTCTGAGTTATATACGATGTCTGCAAAATTATCTGGAAGATTAATCTTTCTAGCATCGCACACTACATCGACTGGAACATAAGTTTTATTAGCGTGATCGTACAATGGCGTTGGATCTATATCAATGTGGATCCAGTCTGGACCAAGATATGTTCTAGTCCCAATTACAACTTTAGTGCCGGCACCCTTAGGTATTGTTTCTAGTCTCATTTAAATTATTCTTCCTTTATAAAAATCTTTGTATCTTGGAACTTTTATTAGATCATACTCTCTACCCTCTAGGACTACAACCTCTGGGTTAGCATTTAAGTCAGGCATTCTTATCTTCCAGTATTCTTCAAGGTATAGTGCATTGCACGGCCAGTCTTCAAATCTTAAAACATTGGTGCTATGATAATTCATGCCTTTGCCGCAGAAGTATGGCACCCACTTGTTCATCCATTCAACAACGCCACGACCTATTCTAGCATGAGCCTCGGGGTCTGTTGTTTGCTTAGCGAGGTGATGCACTGCCACTTCTTTAGCTACTCCCATCTTCCAGCCGGCAAGACGCAATCTTGTCTGATAGTCAACTTCATTTTGGTGACCAATCTCTTGATCAAAATATCCTACATCAGCCATAGCTAATTTCTTTAGCATCCAGAAACAACCAGTGCCCCACAAGCACTCTGTGTATTTGTCTCTTTTTATTTCATAAGAATTATAGCCACCACTAAAAACCATTCCTAATTCTAGGTTTCTAGCAAGGTATCCCCACATAATCTCATCCCAGCCCTTAGTGTGGACGGTAGCATCATTGTCTGAATAAGCAACGTACTCTGTTTCTGCCCATTCCAGTATTTTGTTAACTGCACCAGAGTACTTTATATTTACGTCTAGATGCATCGGGATAATTCTAGAGTCCTTTGCAGCGTAGTAATCTAGTAACTGTTTAACTCTAGGGTCCTCTGATGCATTGTTAACTAGAAGGAGTCTCCACTCTGAAGTGGAATTTCGAACAATATTTTCTACTGCCGCTTGGATTCCTTCAGGGTTATTATAGCATGATATGCCAATGTCTAGTCTCACTTTTTAATCCACCCTGAATTGTTTTCGTGTCTAACAAAACCTAATTCTACCAACAATGGATCCCACTCCCACTCAAATCTGTTATTGACAGAAAGATGCATTGGTATAGAATTGCCATGTTCTGCGTCGCCTATACCAAAAGCGTTGTGAGGAATAAAAACTCCATCTTTTTTCAAAGTGTCATAAACAGCCTTTGCCCATTCTTCCACATTTACAACATGCTCAAAGAAATCTAATGCAACTACCGCATCAAACACTCTGTCGCCAAGTTTAGGTTCAAAGGTGCTAGTGAATAATGTGTTGATAACAAGCTTCTCTTCAAGGCTAAACCTATATTGCGCAAAGTTAGCTGTTTTGCCACCTTCTAAATCGTGGTAAGTTGCCTCTAAACCTTCTTCTGCTAATCTTATACTCAAAGAGCCTATGCCGTCACCCAATGCAAGAACTTTGTTTTTATTTGAATTTCTTAAACCAAGAGCTATACCCTCGCACATGCCAGAATAGTTAAAACCTTGATCTAGATGATAAGCTGATAATTCCCAAATATACGTATCTGTATTTCTATACCAATTTAGAAGAGAATCAGCGTTATCGACATTTGTTCTTCCATCATTGAAATCATTTGCTACCTCATGATGGTTATAATGGAATCCTTTTTCTAATCTTTGCTTAGCGTACCCTTCAGGTACTTTCAAGAATTCTGATATTTCTTTTGCACGCTTATCTACACTCATTTATTCTCCATGATTGATTGGACACAATTTAATTGTATCATCTTTTATTTTAATTTTTCTATATAGGGTAAAATTGGGAAAAAATTTTTAGGGCCAAATTGGTTTTTGACTTTTTTCTAATAGCCGGAAAAAGTAGTTGTGATAACACTACCTTGTCTTTGGTCAAGGGGTGGCAACTCTTTTCTAACTAAAACTCTTTGCACCCACCTATCGGTACCATCATATCTTGCCTGGAAAGGTTTTCTGCCATGAATTGTTTTTCTATTATCTATAACTAATAGGTCACCTGTTTTTAATACTATTTCTTTTGTACATTTTTGAATTGCATCTTCAAGTTCTTCAAGAACTAATCTAGCCAGGTAGTCATTCGGCTTCATGACAGTTGCATCGTATGTAAAGGTTAACATCCCGTCAGCTTCTCCAATTATAGAAGTAGGTATCTCCTGGTCTTCTTCCCCATTTGTCCTAAAGCTAAGATCTATCCCTGTTGTAAACATTTTTGACTTCAACATATGTTTAGTCTCTACCCTAATATGCTTGAGTATGTCAGACAAATTAGCGTACGTGGTTACTGCCTGGGGATCGCCCCTAAGGCAAAACAAAACTACATAGTCTGGCTTGTAAGGGTGAAATGCAGTCTCTGTGTGAAGAGCTAGTTCAGTTTTAGATGAAGTAGATATCTGCTGATATTCAGTCTTATGAACAGGAACTATGTTCTGTATTATCTGACCGTTTTGTTCCTGAATATAACCAATCGGATGACCATATTTTTTAACATGATCAAGAAGAATCAAAGTGCTTTCTTTTGAACTAGCGTGCTTAGGCGAACTGATAATCGGAGTAGCTGGCGTTGGAGGCACATATCCAACATCTAAATTCTCGTAAAGAAAAATTCCCATAAAATACTTTTAAGACGACAAAACCTTTAATATTAAAAAGAATACTTTGCTCAGATTGTCAGGAGCAATACTAAAAACATATTCTCTTTCAAGGGTTTTAATTGTGACACAATGTACGTCTACCAAATCTCCATTTGAAGTTATAGAAGCTGTAGGTTTAGATATAGAAATATCGGTGATAGTTGGCATAAAGCCATCGAACATCCCGTTTTTTTCCATGCTACATTATAGCACAAATTACTTCTTTTTCTTTGCCGCTCTCATGTTGTCTATCAAGTTTGGATAAGGGCGACCAGCGGCTTTCGCAGACGCTTTAGCTGAAGCCTTGGCCTTAGGCGAAAGCTTCTTTGGTTTCTTACTTGGGCTTGGGGTATCCCAAACAGCTATTTTTTTTGCGGCCATTATTTTACCAATCTAAGAATAAGATATATTTCAACTGCGTGGAGAACAAAGTAAATACAATTTAATCCCCAGCCCTTAAAAGAATTTTTGTTTATATGCCAGTGCATGTCATGCGGGTTAACATTTTGAAAATGATTTGTGTGACTACCATGGTCCATGCTGCATGGCCTATAAAATTCGTTTTGATTGTTTTCCATAGTTATTTTTTCTTATTTATTTTTCTAAGAGTTTTAGCAAGGTTTGCTTGCTTGACTGTTAACGGGCTGTATTTATCTGGGTTCTTGGTAACGGCTGATGCCATACCAGCTACAGATTTTCCAGCCTTCTTAGCCTTGGCAGTAAAAGCACCTGGTCTTTTAATTGCACCTTGTATCCAATTATTAGCCGATTTTTTTGCTGCCACTTCTGGCCTTTCTTTCCTTCACGTATTCACCAGTTTTGAATCTGATGTTATCCATTATAACATGAGCCGAAGCATGATCGCCAATGTGGCCATCAATCTTATCTTCTATTCTAGTGAGATGTTCCTTTACATTACCGTGATCTTGCCTATTTTCTTTTCTAGTTTTTTCTAAAAGAGCAACAATAACAAGACCGACAACACTAATGAGAGCAACAGTAATTTGTTCCACTTCAACCTCATGCAACCGGAGTAAAAGATGCGACAGCCTCTGGCATATTGTCACCACACACGTAGCGCAAGTGCCATGGCTCTTCAGGAACTACTTCCCATGAGAAACCAAACTTCTTAACATTAGCGATAAGCCAGTTCAAACGCTTTGCTTCTCCAGCATTGGAAACATCGACAGCAATGCCGAGGTTATGCTGCGATTTACCCGGTGTCGCCAAGGTGGCCATACCTTTCTTGAGATACCAAGTCTTGCCTTCAAATGTTTTGGTCTTACCAGTTCCTGTATCTGCAAGCTGGTAACGTGTAAGAAAACCTTTTTTCTGAGTTTCGTAATCGCGATATGTATCGCCAGATGATGTCGGCTTTAACTCAATGCCGTCTGCTTTCGCAGCGGCAACCATAGCTGCCCATGCCTTAGCCGCGATATGGTGGAGCTTGCCACCACCTACTGCTGGAACAAGAAGATTGGCTGGCAACTTACCAGGCTCAATGCCTTTAAGATCTTTAGGTAATACTACTGGAACTATATAATCCCAAGCGACTTTACTCATATTTTTTTCCTCTCGTGCCTCGTTAAAAACACAACAACAGGCCAATCAATTAAGACAGACCCGTTGTTGTAATAGTTTGAATGTTACTTCTTACCCTTGCCGGTGCCAATCTTGCCAAGCACCTTGATTGGGCGCTGTGCCATCTTCATTTGGCCCGATGTTGCCGCTGGCTTTGGCGCTGTTGTACCTTTGCCTCCGGTTGCAACATTCTTTAAGGTTGCAGGGTTCTTAACTGGGCGTTGTGCCATCTTCATTTGACCGCTTGAAGCGGTTGGATCTGGCGCACTAACACCTTTGCCTTTTGATTTCTTCATAGCCATGATTTATTTCTCCTTGGTTTTTTTGCTAGCTTTTTTTGGGGCAGTTTTTTTTGCTGCCCTCTTAACCGGTTCCTGTTTTTCAACAGGCATAACGTTTTGTACGTACTTAGACATAGTAATAATAATCCTTGATTTATTTCATTTTTCTATTTTACGCTTCATCCTAGCTATAGACATGGGATGAGTGCCTTTTGGAGGTTTTTTATCCTTATAAGATATATTATCAAATTTTTTGCCAGTAAAATGATTTAATGTAACATCATCATCATTTTTATTATTACCTTTTACTCTTAATTGCCCAGATATAGGATCATACCCTACGCCTTTAGTTTTACTTTTAGACTTAGATTTAGAACCCTTTTTGCTGGCCATAATTACATCTTATGGGTGCGTGCTGGCTTCTTAGGGGCATGATCCACATTATAAGAACCTTCTTTTTTCTTAGGACGATTCTTTGTTCCATCAAAAGTTGGAGTAACCATACCCTTTTGCATAATGCCAGTAACCTTTTGCTTCTTAGAGGCAACAGCTGCTGGGTCTGCTTTACCGCTCTTTTTTTTCATAGCCATAATATTCTCCTATTTTTGTAAATTTATTATTTCTTTTTCTTTTTAGCAATAGCTGCCTGGATAAATGGTGGGAGCTTCTTTTGGGCAGCGGTCATGCCAGTTTTTGCTGCTGGTGCTGGTGCTTTTGTCATTTTCTTTGGTTGCTTTTTCATTGCCATTTTTTTCTCCTATTTGTTTAGTGTTAGATTAAATACTAACAGTCCCACTTGCGTAAAGCAAGTGCTTTGCGAGTTGGTTTACCATTTGGTTTTTTCATTGCCCCAGGCATGCCGCCCATCCTTGCGCAAAAAGACTTACGTCTTGCAGCGGACTTAGGTGACTTAGCGGCTTGCTTAGATGATACTGGTGGCTTTAAGGTGCCACCCGTTTGGGCCTTGTATGAAGCGCGTCCTTTAGCATTTAAGCCTCCAGCAGGGTTCTTGCCCTCTTTACGTTGCCATGCAGCAGTTTTAGCCATTACTTTTTCCCCTTTTTATGTGGGTTATCTTTGTGCCAAGATTTAGCTGACCTGACGCCCTGTTTAACGGTTTTAACGCCAGCTACTTTGGTCAAATTTGCTTTCTTCCATTCACCCTTTTTGATACCCGGATGATCTACTTTGACATCACCTTTTTTATCTACAGAGATAATATGAGTTACCCCAGTTATTTTTAATTTCTTTTTAGAAGATGCCATTATTTCTTCTTTGTCTTACTCTTATTAGTATTTACTTTTGGCGATTTACGAGGCTTTGGTGCACTCCTTAATTCCATACCATAAAGAAAATTGTTCTGCCCCATCCTTGGACCAGCTACATAAATGCTTTTTTTCATAACCATTATTTTTTCTCCTTAGGTTTAGGTGTCGGCGTTTCACCGAGCACCTTTACCGGGGCTGAATTTCCTTTAGACGTTTTTCTAAAAGGAGCTAAAGACATTTAATTATTTAACATCTTTTTTAGGACGGCCCTTTTTAGGGGCAGGTGAATCCTTTTTAGTTGTTGTAGTCTTAGCTTTTGCTGTAGCCTTTTTAACTTCTTTTTTAGCATCAGCTACTATATTGATAGCTGCATCTTTAGCTATCTCTGCTACTGCATCGGCTTGGTCAGCTAGCTCATCAATTATCTTGGCTTGAGCTTTTGCCATAGGGCCATCTGCTTGTATTTTTTGTGCCTTGAAAATTGCTTTCTTGATTTTATTCGCTATGTTCTTAAACATTTTACCCTCTATTTTTCTCTTGTGTTAATATAGTAATATCATATATTATATAATGATAATTTACAATTAATGTCTATTTATTTCCCTGTTGTGATTCTTTAATTAAAGAGTATCTATCACCAGTTTCTTTCGAAACAACAGAAAACCCGTACGCAGCTGCGTCTTCTATTGCCAATCTAAGGCCTTCTTTGTCTTCAAATGAAACGTTCGGCAGTGGGATTGTAACTGCAGCATAGACGTCAATGTTCTCAAAATTTCCAATGTTTATTTTTCTGTTTACCCCACAAATAAAGACTGGGGATGTTGTAATCGCCAAATCTGCAGAAACAGAATTCATTACATTGTCTATAGGGGAATCAAATGAGGATGATTCTTGAGCGCTTTTATTAATCTTAGGCATTATTCTTTATTCCTATTCCGAGGCACTCTAATGTTGCCGCAACTTGTTGTTGTAAATCCATATTATTTGTATCTATAATAGCAGAAGCTATCTGTTTGACTTGCTCAGCTTCCATCTCCGAACTGTGTCCAGATTGTTCGCTATTCATTATAGCACCGTCTCGTTTCAAAATGCGTTCATTAAGAACTTCTTTGTCTGCATCAAAACTTATAACAAATCCATTTGGTTGTTTAAGGATATTTTTGGCTTCATTTAAATAGCGCACGTCAGACACTATAACGCACATGGGGTTAATATTATCTTCATCATGATTCTTTAAATAATTTCTATATATTTTATTTGCTTTTATAATTGCCCAATTTGAAAAACAATTTGCATCATACTCTCTACAAATGTCACCCGCTTTTTGGAGAAATGTTCTAGGCTTAATGCCTTCTTCTTCTACTGGAGTATTATAAATTTGCTTTACTTTTTCAATAAGAATATCGTAGTGTGGCATATTGCCTATCGATGATCCACCATAGACTTCATACAAAACTTCATGAAGAGAATAAAGCTTTCTTGATTCCTCATTAAAGCCTATTATGTTTTTCTTTATAGACGCCATTTCATAAAGAGGAAGAGCATAGAAAATATGATCCCAATTTATTCCAAACTTTACAGTTTCCATTGAACCTTTTGGGATTATTGATTCTGCTACAGAAGTTTTACCGCTCCCAGCTTTACCAGACAAACCAAGTATTATTGGTTGATTGCTAACAAAATTTTTCATATATTACTCCAGTAGAATATGTGCAGGGTATCTTTATTCAGTTTTTTCACCATACTAGTATACCATTATTTAAACTCTTTTAGAGTCCCAGTTTCTACATATTCCACAAAATTTTGTCTCTGTTTTTCAAGGTCTTCTGGCTTTGGAGCGTTAACTCCACCATCGTAAGGTAAATTCATAAAAATAAGTGATCCACGCTCAGACAAGGGTATTGTTTCATGGAGGGTTCTTCCGCGCATATAAAGTAAGTCTCCAGGTTCTAGTGTAATTTTTTTTCCTATTTCAGATATTGATTTTCCTGGCCCAACCTCTTGCGGGTCAACCAGTAGCCATTCGACTCTGCCATAGCAATTGAGGTGCACCACATCAGATATATCATCATGCAAGCTCGCCCAAATCTTTCCTTTATCTCCGCCCTGAGTGCGCATCAAACTATTGTAGTCTGTTTCTATATTTCCATAAATCTTAACTAAGTCTTCCCTTATTATTTGCCATACAGGGAAAAAACGCAAGTCTTTACGTGGTATATCTATTCTTGTTCCTTCTCCAGAAGTAAAATTATCTATAAAATAATCAAAATCTTTTTTAGTTGGTGGATTTTTAACCGCATTTTTAAGTACAGAAAATGGCAAATCTTTTATTTTTGCCTCTAAGACATGCTTTGATATTTCGCTAATCATAACTACACCACCTTATGTATCACTGTATGATACAAGTATAGCAGGGAATTACTGCATTTTTTGATTTCTAATTTCTAATTCATCCAAAAAAGCATTGGCTAGTGCATCAGGTTCCCAGACAAAAGATCTTGGCACTTGGATAACCCTAAAATTATATTCTGATTTTATTTCCTCGATAGTCATCAACAAGGGTAGCAATAATCTATTCTTGCATTCCCACTTGCCATTTATTTGATTTGCAACCACAGCTGAATCAGTATAAATAATAGGATCTGACAAATCAGCCATAGCTGATATTAATAGGCCAGCTATAACAGCTTCATATTCAGCTTCATTATTTGTTCTTGGACCAAGGCCTCTAGAAAATTGTGCTATTTTTTTTCTATTCTTATAAACGACTACAGAACAAGCAGCTTCGCCAGTTTTTTTTTGTCCTTGCCCTCTTGACGCCCCATCGCAAAAAACTTCAAAGTTCATTAATCTACTTCAACGTCGTAGGGGATGTTTAATTCAATAGCTCTATTCTTAATATTATTTTCTTGACTACCACCAGAAACAGTGTGGGTAGATACTAATAAGTATCTTTCTTTTTTGTATTCAACTTGAGTAGGAAAATCTAAATTTTTTCTTTTATTAGAATAAAACTCTTTAGCTTTATCGACGGCTCTATAATGACCTATAAACATAATTGCCTCCTCTAGTAGGTAGTAAAATCACTTTCAAGATAATGACCTTTACTTTCTCTCGATGCGGCAATCTGCATAGATTGAACCTTGTCCATCAATTTTCTAGCTGACTCTGAAGATATTCGAGCAGCACTTTCCATTGATTCAGCTAGGCTCATGACAGCTTCGCATGTGATTAGAGCTGAGTATTCGTCCTCAGCTGCCTCCATGGCTGCTGCTTCTCTTTCCGCCTCGTTCTTGCCAACTCTAGAAGACTTATATTTCTTTTTATATTTACCTTCCATTATTTTATAGTTGGCTCGGGCCATGCCAGCAAATCTTGCTGCTCTGCCATAAACATTAGAAGTCTTGGCTACAAGTGAAGCCATATTTTCAATGCCCAAGTCAACAGTATCTTCGTCTGGTATCTCTATGAAGTACTTATTATTTTTTGTTACATCAACATAAGAATTAATTACTTCCTGGATTTGTGGTCCAAGAAAATCTGAAAGTAGTTGTTGGAGTTTTTCTAAACTCTGATTATTCATTTTTGTCCTTTTTAATTAAACCGAATTGTTTTAATAGTGGTTGTAATTCTTCATCGTTTTTAATTATTAAAACTATTTTTTCTCTTATTTCTTTTAAATGCTCTCTGACAGTATTGGGATGTTCATTGATCTTTAGAGATATATCGCTAGATCTTTTTCCGTCTACGTACCTCCATTTTATCAGCTGCCTCTCCTGTATTGTCAACTTATCAAAAGGAGGAAAATTATTTTCTCCAACTACCCAAGCTTCATCTATGTCTTCTGCAGATAGGATTGATTCCAAGGAATACTCTCTAGGTTCTGCTTTAAATCCTGTTTGAAAATTTTCACTTTCCGGATCAGTATCTGCATCGTCGTCTATCAATGGGAATGTTTTTCTTCCTAATTGATCTATTAAAAAAGTATCAACATTTTTCTTTAATAAATAAAAGAAATAACTATACAAGAATCCGACTAAAAGGTATCGGACCTTTAGCTGATTCTTTTTTTTCATACCTAGCTATGCATTGAAAGAAAGTTGTATCTATTGTTTGACGTATATCTTCTTCATCTCCATATCTTTTGGCCATGTAAACTATGCCGGCCCATTATTTCTGATACGTCTTTATGATCTTTCTTTACTAGCTTATTTTTCATTAATGCCATACGAGTAAAAGGGTTTTTAACAAACAACCCGATGAACCTTCTTATGTCATAGTCAGCTAGATTATATCTGCCATGGTATATCAATGCTACGTACTTGCTTAAAAAATTATTAAAAACTTTTAACAGCTCCTGCTTTGCAGCGTGGCTTCCAGACTTAGCTTGAGCTATCAGCTCTTGCATTTCATTTTCTTCTAGATTATAATATTGTTCTTTATAAGCGGCCATTATTTTCCTTCCCAGTAAATTATATTTTCTGAGTATTCTGATCTTATGTCTTCGTAGTAAACTATATTAGGTACACCTAATTCGTTTAAGAATTCAACAGCGTCCTTAGCGTACTTGCTAATGATGCAGGTGAACTTTTCAAATTCTTTTGGATAATATCTTTTAAATCTTTTTATTTTTGTTTTACTTTTTGGATCTAAGTACCCTTTCATCTCAACCCATTCATCAGTTGCACATAAATAAAAATCCGGGGTATAACCTTTAACTCCTTTTTTAATTGGAAAAGAAAAAACAGTAGGTTCAAATTCATGTTTAATTTTATAGGCGTTCAGGATGCGCACAAAGTTTGCCTCCCAATTAGATCTTACATTTAAATCAATATCTTTTCTGTATCCAGTTTTGGTATGCTTGTAAGCATTACCTGTCCTTGTAGGTTTCTTAACCTCATCCGAGATTATTTCTTCCGCAATTTTATTGCCGTTAATCTTTTTAAAATTTGGATGGTTTTTCATTTTTGATCTAGAAATAAAAAAGTCTGTCGACTTGACAACGATACTCTTTACCATGTAACCTCTACTCTGTTATATCCACTAAGTATATTATACTTTAAATAAATGTAAAAAACAAGCAGCTTTAAAGTTGCAAAACCACAGAGGAATAGGTAGAATACAATTATGACAAATACAACAACAACAAGAACCCTATTGGACAGCATGCACCAGGCAGCTAATGAAGAGGCGATTGATGCCTTGGTTAATAACTACGGTTTTAACCACGAAACAGCTATCAAGCTCGTAACTGAGTTTGACGGCAATGACTTCGAACTTAGCTCTGAAGCTTCTTTCTAATAGTTAAATATAAAAACCCCCCCCGTTGGTATATCCAGCGGGGGGGTTTTTTGTATACCCAATAAGGTTTTATGCGCTCCAATGATTCTTTTTATTCCTAAACACACCAACGCCACATTCGCCAGACTTAGCGTGGTCACAGTATGAGCAGGCTCTTACGTTGCTCGTAGCCGCAAAAGAATTGTCATTGACTATATCTTTAATTAAAGATAACAATCTTACCTTCACATCTTCTAGATCTTCCTTAGTAAAGAGGTGACCTTTTCTTTTGCCAGATCTTAGGTAATGTAGCTCGGCATAGATTTCTTTTTCTGGCATCATTATAGATGCAGCTAACGCATAGATCCCTAGCTGTAGGTTTTGTGCTATACCCTTTTGGGTGACTTCCCATTTGCCAGTTTTATAGTCAATAATATTGACTCTGTCTCCGACGACATCTATTCTATCTATATAGCCTATCATTGAATAGTTACCTATAATAAAACTAAAGGCATGCTCTTTATCGTAGACATCAAAGGTTGTATCTAAGTTTTGATCGTAGAATTCATTTATAAGATTTCTTCCAACAGAAATTAATTCCTGAGATATTTTATTATCTGGATCTAACTTTTGTTTACTTACCTCAAACTCATCAACCATCTCTTGATGGTCTAATGGCTTTTCTTTATCAACTACTTTTTCCAATACTGCGTGAACTATGTTTCCGAAGCGTTGCGGCTTCTCCAAATAATCTAGGTTCTTTTTGTATGTAAGAATAAAAATATTTAGATGGGCATTGCGCGTAAGTATCTAACCTTGAATACGAAAAATCCAAAAGGGATAACTTTTGTAAAGGATCTAAGTCTTCTATTTTTTTTATAGCTATTGACATTTATTAATCTTCCGTGTTGTGTTCTGTGACAAGCAATCCGTTTGGATCATATTCTTTACCGTCTTCATCTATCGTGTGACCAGTTTTGACATTGATATATCTATCATGCCCAACTGAAACCCAACCGGTCTCACCCATCTCCATAAAATCACCTTCAATATAAGGCCAAGGCATGGCTGTCTCCTATTCTACAGATATAACTGTGTTGTTTATTGAGTCTATATTGAAATAGTAATTTAATAAACCATATATATCACGCAACTCTGCCTTGGAAGCGTTAAAGCCCACCATGCCTAGCTGGATAAAAAAAGTTTCATCATGCCCAGGTAGGGCCTCGTACTCTATGACCTGTGCATCGTTGAGTATCATTCTTCCGTTTTCATTCTTAGACATTTAATCCTCATCTACTATTGTTATAGGGCTCCATGTTGGGTCATTCATTTTTTCTCTCATGTCTGACACGTATGAGTCCCAGTCTCGTTCGTCTTCTGATTTTTTTTCATATGTTACTTTTGCTTTAAAAGGGTTGCTTTTAAATTTTACTATAAAACTTTTCCCACCATTCTTGGGTGTCCAACGAAGATTCCCATTCTTGCAATCGCAGTAGTCATCATTGTTTACATCTACCATTCCCTTTGGGTCGTATCTACCACTGCAACCATTACACGCTGTGTAGCGGCCCTTGTCGGCGCATCTACTGCATGATGAGCAGTAAGACCAGCACGGTCTTTCTGAGGGGTTCTTATAGCTTCCTGGTAAGGCCATTTATATCTCCAATTCTAATATTTTATTAAGAGAATCCACAATTTTTCCTGATGCAAGTATATCAAACTTGTAAACAAATTTGCGATTATTGTCAATAATTTCTAAGAATACCGGCCTATTTCCTTTGTTGTTGGAAACCAAATCATATATCTTTTCAAAGGTACTCTGCGATAAACTCTCTCTAACGGTGAGGGATATTGGTTTACCGCCAGAGAATATTTTAGAATCTATTTTTTCAGATGAATTATAAAACAATTTAACAACAGAATTTTCATCGTCGTTTTCTCTATTTAAAAATGCACTTATTACAAATATATCTCCAGAGTTAAAGTAATCATCGCTTATATCTTTAGCGTTCTTAGGAAAAATTATAACCTCTACACTAGAGCTGATATCTTCTATCTCTAGCTTATACATCTTCTGGCCTTTTTTGGTAGTCATCTTTTTATTTGATACTATAATGCCGCCAATTTTAACAGCTGTTCCACCTGGACAGTCTGCAAGATCTATCACCTCGTGGGTTATTTGGTTCTTAAGTATGTCCCAAATGCCAAGAACCGGATGATTAGTTACGTAGATTCCTAATTGTTCTCTTTCTTTTTCCAGAACCTCTAACTCTATTCTTCTGCTCAGTTCCATGTTTTGATCTTCGACTAGTTCATCTAAAGCCCCAGCAAAGCCTAAGTTTTCTAAAGTAGATTTCTTTAACACCGATGGATCACATCTTCTGTAGAAGTCATACAAAGAAGTGTAGGGTCTATTATGGTCTCTGCAATCGACTATGGAGTCTGCAATAGACAAACCTATCCCATCTATTGCTGATAGGCCAAAGATAATAGAATCTTTATTAACTACTTCAAAGTCAACTCCAGAATGATTTACCGAAGGAGGAAGAACTTCTAGGTTTAATTTTCTACAGTCCGAAAGATATAGCGCTTGCTTATCCTTATTGCCGACCACAGACGTCATCAAAGCAGCCATGTATTCAACTGTGTAATTAGCTTTTAAATATGCTGTCGTGTAAGAAATCATTGCATAACTTGCAGCGTGAGCTCTGTTAAAACCGTAGCCACCAAAGTATTCGATGTCTGAATAAATCTTATTAGCTTTGTCATCAGTTATCTCTGAAATTTTTACACAGCCTTCTACAAACTTCTTTCTAAACAAAGAAATCTTATCCATCTGCTTCTTGCCAATAGCCTTACGCAAGTCATCTGCTTCAGCAGAACTAAACCCGCCAAGCTCTCTGGCAACACCAAGCACGTCTTCTTGATATAACATGATGCCAAGTGATGGGCCCAATACTTTCTCAAGTTTAGGGTGATCGTATGATACTCTAGACTTTCCATTTTTTCTGTCTATGTATAATTTATCCATCCCGGAACCCATTGGGCCAGGTCTATATAAGGATATCAAAGCCATTATGTCTTCTATATTTTGTGGCTGCATTTGGACCATCAGTTGTCTCATGCCAGAAGATTCTAATTGGAATACCCCAGCAGAATTGCCCTTGCATAGTTCTTCATAAGTTTTTGGATCATCCAACGGTATGAATTCTATATCAATAATTTCTTGTCTGTTTTTTTCTATAAGCTTTAAGCACGAGTCTATAACGCCAAGGTTTCTCAGCCCCAAGAAGTCGATCTTCAATAGGCCACACTGCTCTACTCTCCCCATGTCCCACTGCGTAACCAGTGGAGCATCAGCGCCTTTTTTCATTACAGGAAGGTAGTCTGTCAAAGGGCCCTTAGATATAACTACACCAGCTGCGTGTATCCCAGTCTGTCTAACTAAGCCCTCTAAGCCGAGAGCTGTATCTACTATAAGCTTTGAGTCACTACTTAAAGTGTACTCTGTTTTAAACTCTTGAACTTCCATACACTCTGCTAGATTTTTTGATATCCCTAAGATAGGAGCAGGAACAAGTTTTGCTATTTTATCTCCAGATATAAAATCATAACCTAAAGCTCTGGCGGCGTCGCGTAAGGATTGTCTAGCGCCAGTTCTATTGAACGTGCATATGTGTGCGACTTTATCATCCCCATATTTAGTTCTTGCATATTCGATAACCCTATCTCTATGTCTGTCGTCGAAGTCGAGGTCGATGTCCGGCATTGACTTTCTTCCTTCAACCAAAAATCTTTCAAACATCAAACCAAATCTAATTGGATCTAAATTGGTAATATCAAATGCATATGACAAAACACTCCCAGCCGCAGATCCTCTACCCCATCCAACTCTTATCTGATTATCTTTAGCCCACTTAACTAGGTCAGAAACTACCAAGAAGTATTCCGAGAATCCCATTTCTTTTACTACTTTTATTTCATGATTAGCTCTATCAATTATATTTTGCGGAAGAGGATCACCATATCTTTTCTTCAAACCATCCCAAGCTAATCTTTCAAAGTATTCAGTTGAGTTTTCTTTTGTTGGTATAGGGAAATCCGGAAAGTGAATCTCCCCAAAACTTAAATCAACGTCTATCATGTCGTTAACATGCATGGTATTATTTAGCCATTCATCAGAAAATACAGTAGCCATATCTTCATACGATTGAAGATAAAATTTATCTCCTGAAAAAGAAAATCTATTGGGAGTATTAATATTAGAGTTAGTTGCTACGCACAGCATTATGTCGTGAGCTTTGGCGTCATGCTGGTGCACGTAATGGCAATCCCCGGTTGGGATTATCTTAGCGCCTATCGTGTTGGCTATTTTAATCAGATCTGGAATGATTTTTTTCTGTTCGTCTAGATCATGATTTTGTACTTCTATAAAATAGTTTTCTTTACCAACTATTGACTGCATGGTAGCAGCATGCTTTAATGCCGTGTTGTAATCGTTCCTAAGCAACGCTTGGGACACTTCCCCGTTCAGACAGCCGGACAACACTATAACACCATCTGAATGCATAGAGATGAGCTCATGGTCCAATCTAGGCTTAACATAATACCCGTCTATAAATGCCTCAGAAGACATCTTTATAATGTTATGATATCCAATGTTATTTTTAGCCAAAATAGTTATATGATAAGGACCTCTTTGCTCCCACTCATTTTTGGATGGGCCAGATCTTTCTTCTTCGTCTCTATCGAATCTAGTTTTTCTAGCTTGATAAAATTCAGAACCCAATATTGGCTTAACCCCAACAGCCTTCCCAGCGTCGTAAAAATCTAGCCAAGAATGTATATTGCCGTGGTCAGTAGTAGCTATGCCAGTCATCCCTAGCAACTTAGCTCTCTCT